AAGATTAGAGGTGTTGGCTTATACTTGAGCTAGCCATTTCTTCAATCTCAACATCTTCCAAAGAAGCCATAGACGGCTCTTCTACTTTTTGAATTAATCTATTGAGATACCATTGAGCTTTGAGCAAGCCTTCTAGCTGGTCTTTCTTTTCGTAACGCCACACATATTTGATTACGTTACCCTTGCAATAACCAGCAAAAGCTTCAGGTGTCATACTGGCCTCCATAGCGTCAATACATTCTATAGCGCCGTCTTTATAATGATTAGGGTTTACTGGGTCATTCATTTTTTTCTCCGAAATAATTTTTCTGCCTTTCTTTTCCAAGACCATTCTAAAAATCTGCCTAAAAGTTCGTCAATAAAATTTTTCATTAATCTTCCAAGTCCAAAGTCACAATACTATCTGAATTATAAATAGTAGTTATACCATCATATAAGTATTTGTTATAAGCATCTAAGAATACTTGCATCCTGTCCCAGGCTTTGTCCATCTGCTCATCTGTAATAACAAATATCTTACTGGCATAAGGAGGGAACTTCTCTTGGGCAACAAAGGCAAACTCTTTAACGCTATATCCAGCCTTCTCCATACCTCTACGATACCAAGCGGCTTGCATGTCATAACCCCAATACTTAACTGAGTCGGCAAATTCTTTTGGGTCGCAAGACTTAGTTGTTTTATAGTCAACAACATATATCTCACCAGGCTTATATAAATCTTTGAAAGGTGGACATATTAAATCTGGTCTACATTTACAAAGAATCTTATCCTCATACCAAAAGAAACTAGCCTCTGGTAACTTGCCTTCTGCTTGTAAATACATGTCAGCCTCATCAATAATATTGGCCTTCATACCTTTGATATGGTTATCTTCTACCTCTTTAATAACGCAATCGTATCGTTCCAACATATCTGCTTTGTTTTCTTTATATGCTTTGGTATAAGGAGAACCCATCAGCACAGCAACTTCTTGGTTATACACTTCCTCTCCTTCTACTAACATATAGTGAGCAGCAGTACCAAAGTTCATAGCATCTGTAGTCTTTTGCACTTCATTAACAGCATGTAGCTGGGAATTGCCAAACTTACGCAGGGTACTACTGCTTATTCCTACCTCAGAGTGATATACCTCGTTGGGTATGTCTGCATATATTAAGGCATCTCCTCGTTCTTCAAACGGGTATGCTTCTAGTTCTGTTATTTTTTCCATATTTTCTTCTCCTTTTTTTCTTCTGTTACATTTTTTAGTTTATTGATGTTGTTCTTATCTTGAACCATATTATTTTGCATATTGAGCCAATCAATATCTTCTTCTTCTACTTTTTTATCTAGCATATAAAATATTACGGCACATACTTCACGCCACTTTCTATCAAGAAAGCTATCTAATCTTTTTATTAATTTAATCAAAATGGAACCTCATCATCTTTGGGTGGGAAATACGAGTGTTTATGTTCTTCCATTTCCCAACGGTGTTTATAGTTTGGCGTAGCTGTTTCTTCTGTCCAGTCGTCATCATACTCTATAGGTATATCTTCATACACAAATTGATGTGTAATGGGTACAGGCCAATAGCCTAACTTTGCTTGTAGGTCTTGTAAGTTTTCTGTATAAGTTTTATCTGGATTATATGCAGGTACATATCCTTCGCAGTTAGCCTTCATTTTATCAAACAAGGCATTAGCATCAAGATTATCTGTAATGGCTTTTAACTCAAACTTAGTGGCGTCATAGGGTATAAATCTTACGCCAAACCTATCGTCATAAGACCTAAAAGGGTAGAACCTTATCTTATTACTCATTGTCTACGACTGACTCACTTGCAAACCTATAAGCACTTTCAAACATACTAGGCTGATGAGCATATATATACTCAACAAAAGCCTGGAGTCTCTTCATAGCTACAAGGTCATTGTTAAAATTAGTAGAACCCTTTGGTTTAAAGGCTGACTTAGATAAAGCCTGGTTGTTGCGCATAGTCATATCCAAGACAAGAGCCATACTGTTATCTACTAACTCATTCATTTCTTCTTTATTCATTTACTTCTCCAAAAGTTAATATTAGATAGTATATTAAATTGTTTGACATGTAAACAGATATAGCTATACTAAATGTATATTTATTTTATTTATGGAGAAGAATATGAATATGAGTGTGAAGAAAGAATCTGAAATGGATTTCAACAACGACCTGGCTTTTGACTTAACTGTCAATATGATGCGTAACTACGCAAAAGATTGCTTGGTTGATAAGGATATGGAAATGATGGACCCGATGGCTGGGTCTTACTTATTGGTTCATAATTTAGTTGTTGGCTTATTACATAAAGCTGATGGCTTTGAGAGTGAACTTATTAATATATGTCACTCTGCGATTGAAGATGCAGAGTTCAGACTAAACAAATCTAAGGGGGAATAACATGGGTGCATTAAAAGAACTATTAATAGATGCCGATATTGCGGCTGAAGAAGTATTGCATGAAGGTTGCGAGGACTTTAAACAGTTCTGCGACGGCATGAAGAAGATGAGGGAGCTGTCTGATAATTGGTTATTAGAACATGAACCTCATTTGGAACAGGCCTGGAGGGAACATACTGAAACGCAATACTATAATCATAGAGAATAATCGCGAACAGGCAGTCGTTTGGCTTGTATAAAAAACTATAACGCAGTCGTCTTGATATAAACTTTGGGGCTTGGTTTACGACATAAAGCCCCACTATTTGCTATACTTTGAATATGTCACATTTAAAGATTATAGATTTCCAATCTAAAAGACCTAAGCCTACTTATACTGAAGCAAAGGACAGGCTAGAACTTCTGTTCGAGGATTTTGTCGCAAGAGGTGTCTCACCGAAAGAGATTGCAAGTCTTATCTTTACCTTCGGAGCATGTGAGTTGTTAAGTTATTCTGACACCCCAGAAGAGGGGTCGGAAGTTATCGACGAGGTTTTATATAATTGCTTTGGAATTAAGAAGAAATCACTCTTTTCAGAGGGTTTTGTCACAGAGGACGATACAGACTGACAAAACTATTGGCTTGAAAGCCTTACTGCGCCTGGTTTTGGCGTTTTGTCAGTTTTGTCAGGGTTTGGGTGTAAGTGACAAAAGGGTCGGAACTATTCGACGCGGTATGAGTAATATGAAAGGGGGAGTATAATAATATATGACAAAACTATATATATACTCTTATTTATTAATATATATTACCTTGTAGAGCCTATTGTTGCAGGGTTTTTAGTTTTGTCGGGGTTTTCTGACAAAAGTATGACAAAAGTAAAATAAGTATGACAAAAGTACAAACAAGATTGAAGAAAGAATTGAGAGATAAGTTGCCAGAATATGTAGTCGATTTACTAGAAGATGAGGATATAGTAAGATTTATAAAGAAGTTTCCAGGAGCAAGGTTATTAAATGCCAAACAACAACAACATAAGAAAGAGCGTTAAGGTAGAGAAGACACTTGAAGAAGGTGTTGAGGACATGCCAATTGAGTATGTTAATCACGATGAAAAGCATTTAACGAAACGTCAAAGGTTATTAGTCTGGAATGCAGTCAACGACCCACAACTCACATGGGCTGAAGCGGCCAAAAAAGCAGGATACAAGAATCCTATTGTAGTCGGGAGATATATGCATGAGGGTAAGAAATATAATCACGTCAGGGCTGAGTATGAACGATTGATGTCGGAGGCTAAGAAGAAGTTTGAACTTACGCATGACAAGGCTGTAGAAGATTTATATAAGTTGAGAGATGATGCTTGGGGGTCGGGAGCCTATAACGCTGCAATCCAGGCTCAGGGATTATTATTGAAAGTCGGGGGATTGATTGTAGATAGGAGAGAAGTCCTACACGGTAAGATTGACCAGATGAGTCGGGACGAGGTTGAAAGAAGACTACAGCAATTGCTAGGGACTAAGGCTCTTGATAATAAGTCGGGAGCAAATATTATAGAGAACAAGTCGGGAGATTAATTTAAACCTCCTGTCTTGCCTGTTCATCATCTTTAAATATATTGCAGTCATCACATTTCTGTATTTCCTGTTCTTGGTCTTCTGTATTGAATGTATCAATCCACCCAACACCATTACATAATTCACACTTCATTAGAGGCCTCCTGTTTTAGTATTCTTAATATATCAATTACTTCTGTACTTGTTCTGCCGTCATCACCTGTAGCGATATCTACGGCTTCTCTAATTAATTCTTCGTTATACATTAGCTACCTCCTCAAATTGTTTTTGTTCTTGTTTTGTTAAGCATTCAAAATGAACTCTATACGCACCGTCTGAAAAATTACCCCTAGATAAATCATCATCTTTTCCGTAAACATCATACGGGCATATATCCTCATCAACTGCAATAAGTTCATCACATCTATCACATTCAAGCATTGCACACTCGGGACATAGATATCCGTCCCTGTATTCTTCTTCTGCAAAGATAGTATTACCTTTATCATCAAGACTCTCATAATCTGCGTCTGCTGGAATACGGTTGACAAACCTGCCACTTCCAAAAGATGTGTCTTGATTACAACATACGCAATTGTTTTCTATATCAGACATTAGATACCTCCTGTTTAAATTCTTCTTCACTCATTAAACCATTATCAATAAAAAAATCTTCAAGACTTTCTTTTATTTCTTCTTTAGCTGTTCCAACACTTCTGTTAGCTAGATAATCTAAAGTCTCAATAGCTTCTTCATAAGTCTCGCACCATTCTTTTAACATTTGTTTAGGTATTGGCATTAGCTACCTCCTCTCCATACATCATTGCTTTGAGTCTATCGCTCATTGGCAATACATCTAACTTATATAAGAGTTGTTCAACCAAATATAATTTATCTACAACATATTGAAAATCAGAATTAAGTTGATAATCATAGTCTTGCATTATTTCTTCCATACTGATTTGCAAATCTGTTATATCTTGTTGCAAATATTTTTTAAGTTGTTTTACTTCACTCATTTTACATTCTCCTTTAG